TTGTGTTCCTAACATCAGAAGCTACCTGTATAATTACCAAATTCACCAAATGGGTTTGTTTCTCCCCAATCAATTAATTCATCTGCACCTTGCTCAATTGCTTGGTTTTGATCATATTCAGTGCTCTGATTATCAATTGTAGAGAATGTCCCTAATGTATATATGGCGTTAGATTCAACCCCTCTAATCATATCACCATCAATAAAGTTACCTGTGCGGTTCATAACTTCAAGTGTATATGTTACGCCATTCCAATCAGCAACCTCAGCAATCGTAGCACTCATTAGATCATATAAAATTGCTTGTCCACCACTTGTAGTAGTATCTTCCCATGCATTAATAATATATTTTACGTTAGTAGAATCATAATAGAAGAAACCAGGTGTAGTTGTTGGAGTTGTTCCATTGAATTGATAAACATAACAAATACGTTTATCTTCAAACTTCCAATAGAAATATTTTTTCTGTGTAGTAGTAGCAAACACAGGATCAAAACCACCACTACCAGTTACAGTAATAACTTTATTAGATGAAGTCCATGTTCTTCCTGCACCTTGGGCAGTAAATCCACCTATAACTACATGTTCATCATTAAGGAATTGAACTGCTTCTGGTGGTGCATCAATAGTAATTGTTGGAGGATTTAGACCTGTCACATCATATCCACTACCACCATTAACAATAGTAAGAGTAACAACACCACCATCTAATATAGATGTTGTAATAATTCCTCCAGATCCGTTACCAACATTACCAATAGTAACATTTGGTGGAGTGTTATATCCTGTACCTGCAAGTGTTACAGTTGCCTGTGATATAGCACCACTAGAATCTACTTCAAGAGTTCCAGTTGCTGTTTGTCTAGTGGTAAGAGAAAGATTTAATGTTGTGATATTACTAAACTGTCTTTCAACATCATCAATCTCATCAATACCTGTATCAAACTTATCAGCACCTTGCTCATATATCTCAGCAGTGAGTTGATAAAAATACTGTTTACCTAACTGGAAAAAAGGATTTTCTCTTTCTACATACTTGACTTCATAGAGATCTTCTGTCAATGGAAAATATATTAAGTCTCCCTCATTAGGTCTACCATCTACAGCAAGACTCAATGCAGGATTAGCAGACTGTTCCCATCTTCTTCTTGATACAACAAAGGTTATCTCATCAGTTATTCTTAAACCAAACTTACTTACAAACTCTGCACCTGCACCAAAACCTTCTACGTTCACAAGGAACATCTCTATCATATAACTCTGATTGAACTCAGACTGTATAACCTCTCCTAACGTCTTATCTTTCAGATGCACTCTAGGAATATAAAACACATCAGATCCAAACAACTTGATTTGTTCGTCAACCAAGTCTTGTACAAGATTCTGTTCGGTGGCAACACCACCGTGTTGAGGAAAGTATACTTTTTTCATCCGATCATGTCAAATGGTGGTAATTCGTATGTAGAAAATGACTTCTCTTCTATCTCAGCAATTTCTCTCTGAGCATCTTCAAAGATTTCTCTACCATTAATGGCAACTCCACCAGGAAGTTGAATACCATTAAACTTAATTAGGTTCTGTCCCCACTGTCTTTTGATAAGAGCAGTAGCATATTTTTTTAGGAAGATGTCACTATAGACTTGAGTGTATGTATCAGGATCTAATGCTCTATGACATTCAACAATGACATGTATATCTTCGTCTAGCATGTCTTTACCAACATCAATATAAAGTCTGTCCTGTCTCATATTAAATCTAAACTGAACAAAAGCACCATTGTTCAGAACCATATCCATAGTTTCCATCCAAGTCTTAACCATGTAATAGTTAAGAAAGTCTAGAGATCCTACAGCATATAAATCGTTTAGAAAAATCTGATACTCAATACCAAATAAATTATTTCTAATTGCGTTACTAGCAAGACCAAATACTTTAGTCACACCAACTACGTCCGCAGGTAACTCAAGGTATCTATCTCTAACTTCCCATTTTGTACCACTAGCTAGAGTAGTTGTTGTGTTTTGTGTTTCAAATTTTGTCTCATCAGCAGCAGTAAATAAATGCTTCATATAAGCAAGCTCAGTGCCATCGTAATGTCTCATACGATAATACTGAAGTGCATCGTCTATTGAATCCTCTATCTGATCATCATCAACATTGATTTCTAGTACAGGGAACCCTAACTTTCTAAGACAATAATCTTTAAGTTCTGCTCTACTGGTGGGTTCAGCCATAAAAAATACCCCTAGTATGTCCTAGGGGTATTTATAAATTCAAATGTTAGTTTAGGAATTCAAATTTAACTGTTCATTTTTTCAGTAACATCATAAGATATAAGTTTTTTTGCATCAGCTGCAACAGTTGGATCTAGAGCTTTAAGTTCTGCTTCTATAGCATTACCTTTATCTCTGATTGCTTTTTTTTCTAATGCAAGTGCTCTCATAGCCTCATCATTACCATTGATAAGATCTACTTCTTTTGCTTTTTCAACTTTCCAAGATGAGTTACCATAATCACCTTCTAATGCACCTCTAACTTCCATCTTTAACATTTTAAGAGCATGCTCTTGATATTTTGGTGCATAAACTTTAGCTTGATCATCTTGAAATTTTACAAGTTGATCCGCTTTTGATAAAGATTTATAAGGATTCTCAAGTCCATCACCAGCAGCGTTAAGTCTATAATTGGTTATGAAATCATTTTCTGTATCAATCTTTTCTCCCTCAAAAACAATATAAGTTGTGTCATTTTCAGAGTCTTCTACTCCTTCACGAGGGTCATAATCAAGTTGATGTGTAACATGTTTATGATTTTTATTGTAAATTAAGTATGCCATAATTTTTTTGTTTTCCTTTACTAATATTTGACTATAATTTATGCTGAATATGGATCATATCCATCAAGAACATCACTAGTCTGGTTGGTAAATAGCGAAGTATCATACATGTGTGGAATGAAAGCAGGATAAGAAGTTGTATAATAAGCGTGGTCATACATGTATCTTGTAGACTCATAGTTATCAACCATACTTGGATTAGAATTATCACCAGAATTTCCAAATCTCCAGTCACAGTCAAATATGGTGAATTGAACACCATAACCACTATCAGTATTAGTTGATGAACACATTAAGAAACTAGACTTACCAAATGGAATTGGTACAACTGTATCTCCCGAAGAATTCCATTGAGTATGGAGAGCCTTACCATCAGATACCCTAATCATTGTACACATCAATCCAGCACCATAGTAGTAAGCAGGACAGAAAGTAGCAATGTATCTACCGTCACTAGTTTGAACAAATCTAGAACCATATCTAACTCCTTGATCAATTCCATAAGAAGTAGTCCAACTCATATTCTGAATACTTCCTTGACAGTTACTGTTACCATCTACTGTTGGGGAGTTCCATCTACCTACCCATGATCCATATGAAGGAATCATTTGGAAGAAAATAAGTCTATCGTTGTCACATAACACAAGTTGTCCACGTCTTTGGTCTTCTGTAGTCTGGTTGGTTGGTTTACCAGTAGCTTGTCCGTAAACAGTTCTTCCTCCACCGTTGTTGTTAAAATAAGATTGTAAAGGTGAATTACTAATAGATCTAGAATTTGCCTGTTCTGCTTGTCCTTGATACCAGTTGCGAGAGTGAGCATATGATCTTAAGTTAGGAACATTATTCCAAACAAATGGTTGGTAAGTATAACTATCATTTGTTTCCATGAGAGCAAGTTTATTTCTCTTACGGTTATAAGAACAACTACCATACATGGCATTACTATAACCCATTGGTATTGAGAATACAGGACTTTTACTATAATTTTGATTTATCCAATATTCACTAGCACTTCTACTACCTACTCTAAATTGACTACTACTACCGAAATTCATAAAAACAGCATAGTCTTGATGTGTTTCACCAGGAAGAGTACCTACATCTCTAAATCCGTATGCCCTTCTATCAGCTCCATTAGAACCACCAACAATCCAAGGAGTAGTATTACCACCAGTATTAGAACCATTCTGAAAATCAATATTTCCTAAGTAACCAACATTAGTACACAAACTAGATGGACCTGAATTACTACTTGGTTGATTGGTAGTATTAATCCATGCAGAACCTGCAAAGTTATTACTGAATTCACTGGCGTATGAGTTGTTATCACATGTCCATGAGCTATATCCAGCGTTTGCTCCAAGCATCACGTTGGACATGTTTAAGTTATGATCTAATGTAAACCAACCTTTTGCTGAACCATAATATCCACCAAATGAGCTAAAACACGGTTGCTCAAAGGGATCTTTTGGTGTTGCAGATACACCTCCTCCACTTGTGGTTTGTTGTACTACAGAGACTCTTCTTCCCATTTTTCTTTCCTATTGTATGTTGGTGGATAAATTAACTGTCAATTCCATATGCCACAGCAGATACCGCTGCTGAAGCATAAACATGAAGACCATTATTAGCATCTAGAACGATACCAGTTCTTTCTAGAACACCGTTAGCAGGTAAACTAACGTCATACTCAATGCAATCTGCATCAGTGACGTTACCAGCAGCATCACGTAAGGCAACCCTTACTGTTGTAACTGCTGATTGTCTGTTGGCGACATTCAACGTCACTACTTTCACTCCCGCTGTCGCAGCGACCACTTCTGTCCAAGTGCTTGCACTTGATACATCTACTTTTCCGTATACTCCAGATGCCATTTTTAATTACTCCGTGTTATGTTTATTTATAAATTGATTAGACCGCAGACAAGAAATATGCAGTAGCTGACACGTTGTTCACTGATTTTGAAACCGCACCAGATGTAGGTATTGACGTATCATCAGTTCCTACAGTAGTAACTATTGTCTTACCAAGTACTGTGGTAGCACTTAAAACACTAGTATTATTAATATGGTATGCCTTACCAGAAGCAAGATCCATATTCTCAGATAAGATCCAACAAGAAGAACTGTTTGACCAATTAAATGTCTTGTTAGTTGTACCGAGTAAGGAAATACCTCCTCCATCAGCGGTAACATCTGTAGCACCACCTGTTGAGAAAGTAGCACCTGTAGATGTTCCAGATCCACCAAATGTCTGGTCAAGTGTAACTGTAGTTCCACTAACAGCAGTTACGATACCAGGAGTGCCAAGTGTTACAGTGCCACCGCCACTATCAAGCGTAATTTGTACGCCAGGTGCAATGTTGTCCGTATCACTAACATTGGTAATTTGATTAGAACCTTGTGCTATGTTACCAGTAAAGTTACCAATAGCAACTTTACCTAATTCAATGTTACGATCCTTAGAGGTTAACGTAACAGAATTGATAGATGTTGTTGTACCCTTAACTGTAAGGTTACCTCCAACTAAGAAATCACTTCCAACACCAGAAAGTTGGTCAATATATGTTTTAACTGCTTTCTGTGTAGCAACCTTAGCATCACTATTTTGTGATAGTGTACCATCAGTTGAGAATTCATTAATAGCAGCACCCAACTGAGCACCGATAGAACCAAGTCTCAAACTTGATAGACCAGATAGATCAAAGGCAGAAGCGTCTAGTGTTGCCTTACCAGTTGACTGTTCAACCTTAAAGTACTTACCAACAGAGAAGTTACCATCTTGGTCAGTAGATACGTAGTAAACACGACCAGGACGACTTTCACTTGTTTCATATGATGGAACATTTTCAGATAGTGGGAGATTAGGCCAGTTAGTGTTAGCCTTACTTCCAGTACCAATATCCAAGAAGTCATGAGCAGTCAAGCGAACTTGAGAATACTGATAACGAATCTTAAACTGTTGTCCATCTCCAGCTTCAACTGTTTTCTCATCAGCAAACTGTAATGTTGTAATACCTTTTGTATCAGGAACAACAGCAGTAATTTTTAAAAACTCACTGCCAATTAAAACGAAGTCATCTGCATCAAGACCTACATTTGCTTGCTTAACACGTATGGATGTCGCAACATCTGTAACATCTTCAATTAGTTCATCTTGAGTTGCAATTTTAGCATTGAAAATTAAAACAACATCATTGCTATTGTGGTCAGCAGATGTAGTTCCTTCTTGAGCACGTGTTGCTTCAACAGATGTTGCTGAAGGGAATGAATTAACTTTAAATAATTCATTGTTGATAGCAATAAAACCATTTATAGTCATTCCACTAACAGTTGAAACCTGCATAGTTACAGGTGAAGAAGCACCTGCTGCAATATTAGAAGATAATGTTACATCAGGACCACCCTTAGCAAATAAGGCAACTGCTGAAGTACCGTCATGTGCAGTTGCAGTTGTTCCAATTTTAGCTCTTTCAACTGTTAGAGAACCACGTCCATCTGGAGCAGAGTAACTAGCATTGGAAATAACGTATGAACCAGAGTCATTGTTAACTCCATTATCTACTAGTTCAACAGAACCACCTGCTGCTGGAGCTTGTGATAAATTATTAGTTGTAAGAATAAATCCTTTCTGTCCTTGAACAGCGTCTGTGTTGTTTACAAGAGTTGCAGTAACACCAGATGTACCACCTGTGATCACTTCACCCTGTTGGAATGTTCCCTTAACTGGGAAGTAATATAAGAAACCAGAAGCATTCTGGTCATTTCTTAATTCACCAACAGCACCTGATGTACCACCAGTAAGTCTTTCTCCAATTTGAAGAGATCCACTGAGAGGAGTAGAAACATCAATTGTAAGACGTTTACCTTTGACTGAACCATCAACGGTTGTCTCAGTAGAATCAAATCCTCTAGCAATCGCACCATACTTACCGTAAGATGAGTTACCAGTAACAGCACGAATTCTACCACCACGTGTAGCAGTGTAAGAAATATGTGCGTAGTATGTGAAGGATGATACAATCTCAGTTGCAGCACCATTGGTGATATAGAATCCAACACCACCATCTATGACTTGAGTGAAGGAATCAAACACCATTGATTTGTTGGATGGTGTTGAAGAATTGTTATAGTGACTATGAACTCCACCATCAAGTAAAACACCAACTGCTGCACCAGAAAATACAGTACAGTTTTGAACATAAGGTGATTTAGTAATTGCTGAGTTAGGATTCAATCTAAAGAACACACCCTTAATAGTGGCAGTGTCCATATCCTTGTCATCAGATCCAGAAGGAACAAATCCACTCATTCCATCAACAACTAAGTCTTTAACAGTTGTACCAGAACCAAGTAACAACATGGTAGATTCAGCGTTGGTGCGAGTAGATGCACTACTAATAGAAATTGAAGTGTCAGTACTAGTAGCACCTGACATATTGCCAGTACTGATAGCAGATGTAATAATACCTCTTAGTGTTGTGATTGCAGATGCAACTGTTGGACATGTTGGATTATTAGTATCAGTAGTAATTGTAAGATCTCTTACTTGAGTTTGTGTGTTTCCAGTAGAAGTACCAACCAAGATGTTACGCATAACTTCTATAGAAACTGACTCAACATACTCAAGCATCTTGATGTCAGTAGCATTAGTTCCTGAAATTGCAGTACCACCAACTAATGCAGTACCATAGTCATAAACTTTATTGTTACCGCCATGTTTGACGTTAAATGCAATAGCATCAACCAATTCAGCAAGACGACTCTTAACAGTTGCTTCTGTACCACTTACAGCACCATCATTTTCTACGTGACGGTGATATGCTTCATGAGCAATAAATGCTCTGTTAGAGATAAGTAAATTACGAGCATCTGCATGCTTGTTGTCTATAATATCAAGATACTTATCAGCAGTAGTCCACTCACCACCAGTTAAATTAAGTAGATGAACATTAGCAGTATAGTCTGAATCTAAAACCATAGCAGTTTTAGTTCCAGCAGAGTTGCTGATTGTCTCACCAAATCTAATAGATGACAAATTAGTTGTAAGACCCAATGCTTGCATATTTGAATCGCCAGCAGCAGGTTTAATAATAGAAGTTCTTAAGTTGTCACCGATAATAGAAACGAACTCAGGAAGAACGATAGGAAGAACCTCATCGTACTCACCAGCTTTAACAAAGATTGAGATTGGATTAGTTATAGAAGGAGCAGCTGCACCTGTCAAAGTACCAATGTAATCACAAGCATGTCTTAGTGAAGCAAAACCTCTAGAGATACTTTGACCGTTATTAGTATCAGCACCCTCCTTAGTTACGTAGAATACAGATGCTGTTGTGTTATTCTTTTCCCATCTTGGAAGTAATGGAGAACCTCCAACTGTTAGAATCTGTCCAGATGCCTGTGCTTGCTCCGCTGGTGTGCCTGTAGACCCAGTTGGTAGTGCAATCCTATTAACACCGCTTGCTGCCTGATAGAGGAGGTCTCCAGTCTCTTGTAGAACTTGAGCTCCACTACCGCCCTGTGCTAGGAAGTTCCAATAATTTCCATTAGGATCTAGTTCAGGAGCGTTAGCAGCACCAGTAGTGTCAGATGTTATACAAACATAGGAGTTTGAGTTTCTATTAACAACATCACCTAACTGGTAGACAGTTGCTGAATCCCATGCACCTGTCCAGTTAAGACCTTCAGTAATTAGAGTCCAGTTAGCAGTGGTTGTAGGAGCAACTCCTTGAGATGATAGTTTGTTTACATAAGAATTACCACCATAACGTACAACGTCACCTAAACTATATGCTGTATTAGGATCATATGCACCTTGAGCAGAGAAACCAGTTGTTAATACCTCCCAATTGGTTGTGTCTGCATTAGGAGTTGTAGTATTAGTATGAGTTCCTTTAGCAACGTAACTGTATCCTCTGTAGGTTACAATGTCACCTTTCTGATACTCAGTACCAGATGACCAAGTATCTTCAAAATTCAGACCTTCTAAGTAAACTGTAAATTTAGTGCTATCAAAAGTAGAACTAGAGGTGTGACCTACAGTACAACGATATTGTGTATTACCATACTTAACAACATCATTTACTTTATACCAGTAGGATGATGTCCAGTTTCCTAGGTTCTCAACTCCTTCTACATGTAGATCCCAATTACTTAGATCTGTTGAGTAAAATGTGGTCTCTGCTGATGAAGTGTGGTTGGTTGTACACACATACGTGTTGCTACCGTACTTAACGATATCGTCAATGACGTAAGCAGTGGAAGCGGTCCAACTACCTCTCCACTTAAACTTCAGTCTACCAAGTCTAAAATCTGCCATTTGTTATAATTCCTACTTAGGTCCGTTAGTGTTATGATCATAATCTTTATTTAGTCTTGCGACTAGGTAACCATCACTGTCAATAAAATAGGTTATCCTTCTAAAATCAAATCTGAACTGTTGATATTTATCATCAGGATCATTTGTATACTTTTTATCACCTTGATCTGCGGTAATATATTCAACACCTTGAAGAAAATCAATGTATTGTTCTCCATCAGTTCTGTGAAAATCAAATACTGCATCTTCTGTGGATCTTGCCACAGTGTAATGAAGCATACCATCCTTATCTCTTCTTAGAGCATGAACGGTAAAATCGTTTGATTGTGAAACAACTTGACTTGTTGCTGCTGTGCTTGCACTGAGATATAAACTCATGCTAGGATCCTCCAGTAAGTTCCATCCCAAATAAACTGAACATATAATCCAGCGACATCTAATATAAATTCGGGATCAATATTTCCAAATTTATTCAAAAATTGCTGTCCACCACTTGTTGTTAGCGTAACATTATTTATAGCCCATGTCCCTTTCATGTCGCACAATTCTATCATGTCTCCTACGTGTGGAACAATTCCACCTTGTTCATAGGGCATTGTCAAAGAAAGAGCTGATGCTGAAGTGTTTATCAAACATCTAAGTCCACAAACTAGTTGTTGATTAGAATTTATCTCTTCCCATCTTGCTCTTTGGAGTTCAAATCCTCCGATATCGGAACCATCATGAACAACAGCAGTTTTTTTCTGTGTATCAACTGTAATTTCAGCATTAGCACCAGTAAACTGAGCGTGTTCGTTGGTATTACCTTTTCTAAATTGTACTTGGGTGGTGGCCATTTACTACCTTACGCACTTTTCTCACAATATATTTATGGTTTAAATAATCCAGACTTGAGTAAATGGTGGTTGGAATAATTGTACTTGTATTAATGCGATTCCAGAAATTGTAAAGGTTCCACTTCCTTCGTATCCATCACGAGTAAAGGATTCATCAAGACTATTGAGATTTCTAATGCTTCCAGAACCCTGATATGCACGAACACGAAGATCGGTGCTATCTCCTGCAATATCAATCTCAACTCTTGGTTGTTCCGCAAATGTGAGAAGTGGATCTCCCGAAGTTCCTCTGACTGCAAGGGTTCCACCTTGACTGAGAAGTTTGGAAGTTCTGCTGTCTGCTCCAATTCCTGTAAAGGAGAAGAGCATTTGTTTCTCCAGAGGATTGAAGGTAAGAGCTTCCGCAGTACCAGAAAGTTTTCTGAGTGAACCAAATCCAATAAAGTCTCTTGCTCTGACAACATTTGCATCTCCAAGAACTCTTGCTGTACCAGAACCAATGTATACAGGAGAGAAACGATCAATGACATTTCCAAGTGTTTTGACTGTTCCTTGACCAACTTTGGAATTTGTTTTTGTAACTTTTCCTTGTCCAAGGAACGAGAACAACATTTGTTTCTCGTCTGGATTAAAGGTAAGAGATTCTGCTGCACCACTAAGTTTTCTGAGAGATCCAGATCCAATGTAAGGTCTGCTACGAGCAATATC